TGATTATCTGTGTTATAGTGTGCAAAGTTAGCGTGTAGCCGGGTCATGTATTCATTATATGCCTTCGTAGCATAGTTATGAAAAAGGGAATCTATGTCCACCCATCCCTGTGTACCTCCAAGAGACAATTCTGTATTGAGTTTGTCTCGCTCGACTACAACTCCATTTGCCATATAGTAATAGTACCCATGCTTCTTTCGAGGGTCTGCCTCAAATCGTCGCACGATTGATTCGCATAAATCGGTTGGTATGAAGTTGGGTATTTCTAAAATATATTCATCCATATGATTACATAGTTCTCTATTTTTTAAACACTTTCCATTCTCGCTAAATCATCAATGTCTCTGCTTTTACGCGTGACAGCCTTAAACGCACCCAACCACCTCGCGACGGCGCGATTAGAACCGAGTTGCGACGACGTTTCATCACTCACGATGATACTAAGTCCGTTACACACATCAGGTTTATTTGCGCGTTCGGGGAACTCTAAATTAAAGGCTTGTATAGATATCGCGGGGATGTCGGGGGCCTCATCGAGAAGCCTATCATATTCTTCACGACACTTCCTGACAAACTCAATAACACACGTTCTATCTTGTGAGTCTAGTGAAAGTTCCATATCAATATTCCTATAATACTTTGAATATTGTATACACATAGATGAGTGTAATTCTGAAAGACTGAGACTCTGACTAAACTTACTTATACTCGTAAGAATTCCACCGAGAACATTGAGGAATGCGAACATGTATTGAACGATCATGATTTTAGCCCTTGTGTCCGATGATATATTGTCGTTTCCACTTGGATTGAGGACGGCGAAGCCACCGACGCCGGTGATACTTGCGATGACTATACTGGGGTAGGAGAGGTAATCATTTTGCTTTTTATAGTGGAGCCTCGCGTGGTTGTGCAACCAGCGATATCCCGCGGCTCTCTCCGCCCACGATTTAAGAAGCCTCTCCTGCTTCTCACACCATGGGTGAGTCTCCTCGTGTGCTTCCATTATTTTACGCACAGAAATTTAGTTCGGTGACCCACCATTTTTTCTTTTTGGGATCCCATTTTGCCCCTCGTTTTTTCGCACTTTCCCGTTCGGCGTATGGAACATCTAAATAGATTCTATTGTATGGACATTTGGACACACCGATCGCCGTGTTAGCCAAACGATCCGCGTGATCATTTCCAATAGAGTGAATGTCTTCTTTCCCTGTGTGAGCTTTTATGTGCATGAAATGTACGTTTGATTTGGTACTGTATAATTCGTATATTCGTTGAACGAGTTCTTTGTTTGGAATATCTTTTATCCAATTGCAATTCGCGTTCTTTAAACCATATTCACCCGCACATCGAATCGCATAGATCGAGTCAGATACGATCGTAACATCCTCGCCCATTTCAATATTTCTCTTCAATATGTCGTATACCCCAATGATCGCACTTAATTCGGCTGTGTTATTAGACTGTTTACCATCTATTTTTGCGGATACGTTACGATCATCGTCTTCACCAAAATAGATACCAATGCCAGCGGCTGCGTTTTTTTGACCATTATTCGTACACGCACCATCGGTGTATACGTAGATCATTCTTATTTATTATGAGTATATTATGTTTAAACGTCTTCCACGTAGACGAGTCCTTCTTTTAACTTGGTGTACAACATTTCGTAGATGTTGCCCGTCGGTGCGGTCGATTGCGTGATGCGCACATTCTTATGCGCGAACGGACTCGAACCAGCATTCTTGGCTTCCTCAGACACCCACAATTGAAAGAGACCTTCGACCACGTATTCCGTGACCGTCGATTCCGTGGTATTGTTATCGGCGCCGTACGTGCGTTCTATGTTCACACGTTTTTGAATACGCGCGTCGTTCGTCGAGAGAGACGCGTAGTACTTGTTGATCACCAAACCGAGACTGAGAGTGACGTCTTCTGTCACGAGTATGCCCATTTTTATATAAACAGATATAAAAATTTTAAGTATATTCTTCTCATGGAAAGACTCGCACTGTGTTCAAAAGTCCTATACGATTATGATATACTGGAAAAACAGCGAAAGATTGTTGAACTCGAGAAGAGACTCGAAATTCCAAAGATACGATTCAAAAAGTATGAAGATTGGGAGATGTACAAGTCTCGGTTATACCAAGACGTTCACGCCATCCTGGAAAAGTGGTTCTTACACGATCCACGGGAATACGAACGCACGTCGTATCACGGACTCACGTTTCGTCAAGAGAATGCCCTGAATGAATGTATTTATGAACACCTTTACAACGGCACACACAATGTTGAGTGGAGTGATAAGATCGCGTCGGATGTCGTGTACGGTGTGCGGGCCATGATTAATGCGATGATGAAGGTATTCATATATGAAATGTTAGATGCCAGAGACACCGTAAAGTTAATATATGAATACGTGACGTGGTACCTCGACGATGATTCACATTCACCGTGTATTCTCGAGAGTTTACCAGAATTTACATGTAAAGAGTGTAACCAGATTGAACAATACGTAAACGAAGATCAAGTCTGTATCACGTGTGAAGCGATTATCGCATCTTAGAGTTGCGCGACATCGCCATCACGGTTAACGCGATACCCATCGCGAGAATCGTGAGCGGCAAATATATGCCGATCTGCTGTTGCATCGTCATCTTCTTGTTCTCACGGGCGTACATGTTTGAATTATATAGTATGCTGAGATTTTATTACTCTTCGTAAGATTTTCGTGGGCTGGAAGAAGTTGAAGATTTGTATAGTGAAAACATTTCCTTTGTTGTTCTTCGTCTAACATATTGAATGATGAACACGGGATAATGTGATCTATGTGAGCATCAGAGTAATCTTTTCCGGGAACCTTTGTATTTTCCAAGTATTTTTTCAAGAAGTCACCGTCACATCCGAGAAGCGCTTTTGTTTTATCTGATTTTGCTTCACGACCGTTAAAAGCGTGCCACATTCTCTTACGACATAATTCAAGATAATATCCCGGTGTCTTATTTTCTTTAGCCTTTTTGCGTCTTTCAGGGCGACACTTAGCATTTGATCTCGAGCATTCATTTAATCTTTTTGTGTGATACTCTTCATCATTTTCATATCTTTCTCTACGTTTCTGGTTTATTTCCGTGGCGTTATCGTTCCAATGATTCCTTACACGCTCTTTTACCCGTTCTTTATTTGTTTCGTAGTACTCCTTAGATTTTTCGGATAACTTTTTCTTATTCTTCACTTCGTATGCTTTCATGTATTCTTTGCGACACACTTTACATTGATTCAAATGACCATCCTTCATTTGTTTATGTTTTCCAAATTGGTCGAGTGACTTCTTTTCATGACAATGCATACATACTTTCTCCATCTACGAGTTGTCCTGAAATTATTTCTAGTTTATGAACGCAAAACAAACATTAGGGTACTTGAAATATCTTAATGTTTATGTTAATTCTAAATTTTTTATACTAAAATGTAGCCATAGCTTTCTTAGTTGGAGAAAGCACGGTTAATCCCAAAGGTTTCCCAGTGGGCCAGATCGTACCTTAAGCAGTATCAGAGTGACTAACTCCTCATTTACCACCGACACCT